TTCCAAGCTGCACCCTTGAAGGTAACTGTCTTAACTTTCTCGTCAACGATAGACTTAGCCATCAAACGATAATCATTAATAAAGTCTCCGCTCTTGGTTTCAAAGTGCATTGCGCTGGGGATATCAACCCCATCACGCGATGTCCTAGTTACATTAATCTTAGCGTGTTCGTCGTAGTCATCAAACCCAAGAATAATTTTCAGCTTTGATAGATTGGGCATACCAAATGTACCAACGAAATCTGCGACAGGATTTTTCATAGTGCCCATAACAATAACTGATTTATCTTCTGCGATAGCAGACATCTGCGTTTCGGTGTCAGTACCCACTATCTTAATCAAATCCACACATCCGAGCCCGTATGTATGTTGGATCAAGTCTTGTAGATTATCTTTCATATTTTTCCTTTGTGTTAGTATTATTTAGGTTTATAATATATTGCATTATATTATATTTTATTGCGTAAGTCAAATTGATTGGGTAGCTTATTGAAAAACAAACAAATCATCAAATGTAGAATTGGTATCAGTGTTGCTTCGTATATCCCAATCCAAAACACCTAACAAGTTATCTATCTTTTCATCTACCAATGTGCGTTCCATTGCACTATCATCGAATGGTAATTCACAGAACCAAGCAGGCAATCTAAGTTCATCTGTAGGGTATGCGACAGAGGTAAATCCCAATGGGTTAGGTTTAAGTTTACACACGATTACCTTCATCCCGTCAACAATCTTTTGACTGTAGTTATCGCTATTAACCCTACGTAGATAGTTATAGTTGAGTGCAGCCCTAACGTGTCCGGGCATATTTTCGCGGCCCTTCTTACTGTTTGCTTCCTTATCGCCATACATAGTTAACTTGTTCACACCCTTCGGTGAACCCTTAGTCCAACTATCCTGTTCACTTAGTTTACGCTTGAAGGTCTTTATCACCTCGATAATTTCGTCACGCTGCTTACCAGCTAGCACCATGGTCAACACTTCCAACAAAAACTCTTGAACATACTTTGGAGTATCAGCACGCTTAAGATCAAGTCCCATTGCTTTAATTGAACCAGATCGACCATCTTTATCCTGACGCTTGCCTTCTTTGTCATAGATATTGATAGCATAGCGTTTTTTCGTAATAAAGATACCGCGATCACCTACGTATTCTCTACCGGCTTTGATAATCTCGCCGTTCTTTCGCGGACAGTGAAATGCCTTTTCCATAAATGCAGGAAAGCCAATGTTAACCTGATCTGCTAATGAATCATACAGCCCAATTGCAATTTCTTTATTCCATTCCATCTTACCAGCAGCAACTTCATCCTTTACCATAGGCCAGGCTGAGAAAATACATGAGTCGGTATCACCGTATACGATAGCAGCACCGTCGTGTTGATACTCTCCAGTAACACACTCATTGATGTTACTCATCATATGCCGAACAATTTGCCTACCACTCAATGTGACACTTTGCCCGATTCGTTTATCATAAAATCTACAGTGCTCATTCAAAATTGCACCGTAACACGAATTAAGCAAAATCTTTCTAACCAGCTGCCGCTTATCCCAGAAGTCTCGATCTTCGCTGGTAGTAGCTTCCCGCATCTTCTTCTGCATGATTTTTCTATCGGAATACCATTTAGATAGCAATCCAGGAATTACCCCCTCAGTAGCATGGGTAAAGATAGTACCATTGGCACTGATCATATATGGATTATTGCTATCAAATACAAATTTCCATATTTCAGCCGCACTCATTTCAACTGATCTACCGTCTTCAAAATCTACAGTGAGGACTGTTCCTCGTTCCTGATTCATCACTGCGGTATACTCTAAGCTACCAAACAATCCTTCCCACAAAACGCTACCGGTAACATCATCGTCACCTTCTTTGTGTCTGGCCTTTTCTCTGGCAAGTCGCATACCCTTGTCCAGCATGTATTGATCGGTTAAAGTTTGACGGACCTGGGCAACAATGGTTTCCGGGGCCAAGTTAAGAGCGCGGATAGCTGAGGGGTAGAGTGAATTAATGTCCGTCGCACCGACCCATTCATGGATGCCCCTTTTGGGAGTAGCAACATAGGCACCTGCTGCTTGCTGTTGTTCTTCGTCATGATTATTATTCCTTCGTTTTTTATCTGGGACTACCATACCGCGAGCATGAGATTCATTCATGATCGCCATTTCAATGGTTGCTACTGACCCCATAACGGTTGGCAGCAACACGGTGTTTTCGTGCGCAATTTGATTGGCAAGTTCTAAGAACTGTAGCTTATTGTGAATCTTTACCATTAGCATGGTATCCTGTCGATTGTATTCTATGAACTTTTTAAAGTCCTTATTATACAACTGATCGAGAGTACCTTCGTATGCAGTCTTGTTCTCTCCAACTTCCATCTCACCGATAGAATCCAACTTATAGCTGTGCCTACTTTCGTAGTTGTATTTTTTATATAGTTGAAGGTAGTCCATATGAATACGACCAACTAAGTCATATGTAGTTTCTTCCTTACCAAACCGTTCATATGTTCTTGGTTTAGGCAGGTGACCCAACAAACAAAACTTGCGAGTATCATCTTTACTCATTACCCTAGTGACACGATTTACCATATAGGGGATGTCGTACCCTTCTGAATTCCAACCAGTCAATACATCAGCATCTTCAATTAGCTGAAAGAAAGTTTCAAACATCTCCTTTTCTTCAGTGAATAGGATACAGTTTTCAAACTGTGAAACCATTTCCTGTCCAGTCTCAGCACTCATATGTTTGGGAGCAATCACCAATGTAATTAGCTGGTCTAGCCAATCCAAATACATTGAGATAGCCGTTACTGAGTTGAATGCTTCACTGGCAGGAGAAAATCCCTTCTCTTGAGAGAAATCAGTTTCAATGTCGAAAAAGCAGGTGTGTAGTTTAGGTGCTTCCACACCCAAATAATGTTCACTCAAGCATCGGTATATAGGGTTTACATCGCTCTCAAACAACTGCTTGCCAGAATGAATGCGTCTTTCTTTTTCGAATTCAGCACGGCTTTTAGTCGAGAATTTGCTAACCTGAGTTCCAAATATGGTTCGATGTTTACCCTTACGATCAGGATAGTAGAGGGTATAATTTACAGGATGCTGGGTAAAGATTCTATTACCGTGCTTATCCCGCTCGACAACTTGGATTACATCCTTGTCTTTATCTAAGATACAATCAATATAGCTGATACTCTTACTCCTTTAAAGGGTGCGACCCACTGCTTCCAAAATTGTATTTAGTGATTCGTGATCTTGATTAGCTGCACCAAGACTTGCCTTATGTGCAATACGCACAGCTTTCTTGAGGATACTGGGTTTAACTTCCAACTCTTCGGCGACAGCTTTAATCGTATCGCTCAACCCACCCTGCAATGTATCAATTTCGTGCATGGTAGCCATGCCTTCGTTAATGAGTTGCGTGAGTTTGATTTTTTGATCACCACTGAAAATTCGATCTGACATATTATATTTCCTTTAAAATGTTATTATACAGCATTTACACTTGTTTTTCAACAATCTTTTTAACCATTGTATCGATACCGGGATTTACTTTTAGGACATGTGGCATCATTTCATGTCTAATATAATTACGGGTATATTGAATATTTCGATTACTTGCGTCCTCACACCATTCTAAATTATGTTGCCGGCACCACTTGGAAAATTCAGCTTTAGGAGTAGTCAAAAACGGACGAAGTACATTATCACGCACCGTTGGAATAACTTTAGGAGTGCCATGCATTGACCCCCAAATATAAGTCTCAACGCAATCATTTAAGTGATGGGCGGTTACTACTGGGCCAAATGTAGAGAGGAATTGATAGCGTTCAATGCGCCAATATTCTTCTATGCTCATTTGCTTTGGTTTGGGAACTATACTAATTTTCCCTAGGTGAACAGTAATGCCTCGCTCAGAACAAAATCGGGTTACGAACTCTTCGGCACGGTCACAATTATCGGTCCTATGATGGAAAAATGCACAGGCGATATCGTGTTTTCTACTTAAAAAGTCAGCAACAGCAACGCTATCAAGACCGCCACTAAATGCCACAGTTAATTGTCTTGGCAAAGGGAAAAGTAATTTGAGCATTGCTATATTATAGCATGATATTGACTAACTGTCAACAATGTTTGGGCAAGACTGCGAACGCAGTCTCGGTATGGTATTATCTACCTTTATTGGAATATGTGGTGATTTTTCTCGCCATATATCTTGATAAATTTTCCAGCCAACATATCTGCCATAACCTCTATTGGGCTCCCGGGATAACTAGCTCCTGGTTTTATCATATTTAACTCACCTTGCCGAACGTGAACCAATTCGTGGAACACGGTACGAAGTATGTCTACCAAGTTACGATTTTTCGCATAAACCCAAATATTATCGTCACCTACAATGTGGCCACCAGTGTGATGTTCGTCTTGTGCCTCTTTAGTATCGTCGCTTAATTCAACGTGGGGAAGAGATTGCAGGTTTAATCTTTTAGCAGCCCAGTCAACGAACTTATCTACTTCAGCTTGAATGTCTAGCCCTGCATCCTCTTCATCCAATTTACCTTTAATCCAACTGTCAGGTGACCGTCTATATTTTCTAACGAACAAGTCGTGAAGAGCATCGCCAGTTATGCGATGTTTACGTGCAATTTGTTGCATTAGCTTGTCAATAGTGGTGTAATTATGTTTTTCTAATGAAGGCAACTTTTTTGCCAATTCGATAGCAGGGGTTTCAGAGATAAAATCAGTAGAATTCATAATTGTATTTATCAGTATTTGTGCTCACTTTTGAGGTTCACCGTAGCGAATGGTTAATACTCAGGCCAGCAGCCGGCCACACCACGGTAACTAGTACCGGTCCTAAGGATGTTTCTTTTCATTCAGTGCAAACCACGGGTCGATGATTACAAGAGTACCGTCATTGCGTTGCATAACATTTTCGGTGTGTAAATCCCAACCTAATTTATTTATCTTGCCGGTGTGATACAATATCACCATAAGTTTGTAAAGAACTTCGTATTCTTGTAAACTTTGCGGATCCAACGTGTTTACATATCGTGTGATAGCGTTTACTGATGGAGGAGCAGTCCAATGCTCCCAGCTAGCTGGTGCTCGTAATGCGGCTAACGCTTTGTTCCAAGACAACCTATTACTTGCAAACTCACTTAGATTCCACACCATGGCTTCTTCAAAGCTATGTTTTTTAATTTTATAGAGATGTTCCATTGCGATTTGAACAAACTCTTTGCCTCCTATTTCAAAGGTAGTATAATGTTTACCATTGATATCAACAAAGTTAGGCAGATGTGCTACGCCTTTATTTTGCTGACAGAATTCATAAAACTTGTAGAAAGTTTTAGCGGCAGTGTCGGCAGATTCTAAATCAGGCATTATGATTTTAATCACAGTGCCTGCATCTTTAGTCCACACTGTAGCATCTGCACCCTTGCCCAACATACGATAGCCTGCTTGTTTTAATTGGGACACAATAGCTTTGCCTTCTTGACTGTCAAGATCGGCTTCAACTACAGGTCTATTAATTAACTCTGCTTCATTACAAATATCAACTGCTCTCATCCTAGCCACCTTGCCATTAATCCTGTTTCCCAGGGGCGTTCTGTTGCACGTTTTCCTGCACTGTTGTACCTGGGCATAAAATTGTTGTATATAGCAATTTTTGATTCTTTGTCAGCATTGGCCACTTCTTCACCACGCGCAGTAATATTAACAGTAACAGGGAATTGATATACACGCCTACTGCCGCTGCCAGGCTCAACAATCTCGCCTATGTATTGAGCACCTATGGAATTAATACTATTGATTGTCTTCTGTGCGTTCCGAGCCAGAGCTTTTTCCATTTTAGCAAAGTCCGGAAGATTTTTTGGAATACCACTGGTGTCGGCCTCTAAATCTGAATCAGAAACAGTTAGATAGCCGGTAACTTCTACCCCGCGTATTCCCTTAGTCAGTCTGACCCACAATGCTCTGCCGCCAGGTGTCTGCTGTGTGCCTGCCAACAGGGTAGCCTGCATTATTGTCAGCACAATGCCATACAAGGATTTGGCAATGCTCTGGCCCTGATAATCCTCGTCAGTGGTAATAGTGTTGACTCGGTACGCAGGCTGAAATGGCCACTCCCATTTTTTTAGGTTATATAACTTCAGCGCACCAATTGGTTGATTGGTCTCGGGGTCATATATTCTAACTACTGTTTGATAGTCCCTGGCATCGATCCCGTACAACAATCCGCTACCCCCGGGCAACGGCTTGGCAGTAGGCAATTGCGTTTGCTTGACATATTCAGGATTTTGTTTTAAAGTAGACTTGCCACCCACATACCCTGATTTAGGTAAGCGTTCTATTTCAGTGATAAATTCATATGCCTGCATTATGCCCTAGCTTTCTTTAAGATGCTGCGTAGCATCCATTGCTTTTTACTGTATAAGTCTTGCAGTTCGGCCATATAATTTGCTATACCCTGAGCCTTAACTGAAGTAGCTATATCAAAGGTAGCAACAGCGAATTCAATCATCTTAGCGGTATCAGCATACAATTCTTCAAACATTAACTCTGCTCTAGGGATCCGCTCCTGTTCAGGAATTATGCTAAGATTTACCATTCTAGTTAAGCATCCCGGAGTATAGGCGTCTAATGTGCGTATATACTCTCCGATAACATCAATTGTTTCATACACATCAGTATAAAATTTATTCAGGAATTTGTGATATTGCGGAAAATTCTCGCCTTCCACATTGAAATGAAATCCATGAACTTTAGTATAAAGTACAAAAGTACTTCCTAGCAGTGTTTTTAGTTGAGTGTCTAACATATGTAACCTTATTGCTTATTTATCTAAAAATGTTGTAGTAGAAGATTCGTCAGAGATTCTAGCCTGCATTAATAAAGAGTATGCCTTTTCATATGCCAATTCAACCATTTTTCTTTTGTCTAGATCAAACGTGGTAGAGGATTCTATGTCCAATAAATCATTAACCATTTTAACTTGAATTTCTTGAACTGAATCCATTCTGTACTCCATTAAATGTCATACTTGCTCTCACCTATGTACCACTGTGCTTTTTTTGACAATAGGTTTTTTGATTGGTGGTTTTTTAATAGTTCTAGTAGGTTTGGTTACTGGTGTTTCTTTATGCTTAATAACCATCACTAGTAAAATTAAACTCAGATTGATAACAATAATCATCGCCCAGGCCACTGACATATAAAACAAATATTGTGATTGCAATCTGTTGACAACTGACGAATAAAATTCAGTTGTGGCATTGACGATTTCTTTTTTATATTTTTTATAGTCATCACCAAACATTAACATCTGTGCCGCAGTGTAATGATGCACTTGCACTTCGGTATTATATTCTGGTTTACCTTTGTCAATCCAGGCAAATGCAGCAACTTCTAACTTGGCAAGATTGTTGCTTAACTGTTCTGCATTTAATATTATGTTTATTTCAGATTGTAGGAAGGGAACCTCTTTTAATCTATCTTTGAATGATTTCGTAACGCCTGCTTCATCTGCTATGGAACCGTTGCGTATTTTAAGAACATGGTTAAATTCTGTTCTCCACTGTTCATTTTTGGTTGTTACAAAATATCTGGCGTAGTTGGTCAACTCGTCAGATGATTTAGTCATGTTGCGACTGAATGACACAGCTTGATTTAGAATAGACAACTGTGTTTCTGCATTTTTAAAACAGCTTAGAACTACTAAGCTACAAAGGAATATAATTCCTGTGATGATGTATGGAGTTTTTTTAAATTCTAAAAATTTATTCAATATTTTCATATTACATTACTACCTTCAATAACAATGATAATACCTGTTTCACTTCTGCTTGATAATTTGTAAGAACAACCATACCTAAACCAATGGCGGCAGTCGGGACACCTTTTGCAGCTGGCGATGCGACCGGTGGTGCGGGAGGCGCAACAACCTTTTTTCTAGTAGTTACCTTTTTTGTTACCATCCAATGCCCCCTTTGTGTTATTATAGTGTTATATTACGATCTTTTAATTCTTGTTGTAATGCAGTTAGTTTATTGGGACTACGAGAAATGGCATTGCGGATATCTCCGGCTATACTACTCGGCAATGATTTAAGTACATCATTAACTATGTTATCAACTTGTTGTTGCTGTTGACCTGTTGCTGATGGCAGAGCAGTAGAGGCTGGCACATCAGATTCTTGTCCAAATTCTAAATCGTGCAAGTACCGTCTATACGCATCTCTTTTTTTGATCCATATTTGCGCACTTTTAGTTAACTGGGGTGCATTAAGTTTAGTACCCAAGTCAATAAGTATATTGGGTAATGCATTACTCAACTCACTGAATCCACTTACTTGGTCTAGATTGCCCACTGAGTTGATACGCCCGCGCAAGAAATTTTTTAATGTCGCAGTTAACTGTGGGTTAAACTTAACTAAATCATATAATTCGGACTGTATTTTATTGACATAGAATGTTTGAAACCACCGCGAACCCACACCACCTGATATAAAATTAAATCCCTTTAAGCCTCCGTTTTTTTCAACATAGCGTTTAGCCATATTTGCCATAGTAGCGTAGACAGTAGCAACTGGTTCTCCGATATCGCTAGCAATCGCAGTTATAGTAGTTTTTAAACTAGTGCTTTCCGTAATACTTTCATTGCTGCGCTGATACTCACTGGCTTTACCTTCAGGACTTACATACCAGGCATAAAACACAGTATCGGGATATTCTGACTTAAGACTAAGGAAGGATTCTAAGTTTGGAATAGCATCATCATACATAATAGCTTTAGAATAATGATCCTTATTTAGTAACCCCCTAATAATAATCTTTTTCTTTTCTTCTGTTTGAATAGAGTTAGTCATATTGCCAGCACGATATACATGGACCTTGCTCATATCAATGCCGTACTTTCTAAAGGTGTCTAAGAACAATTCTTTATCATTTAAATCGGCCCTAGCAGTAACCATTGCCACTTTATTACCAGTAGCAATGTCGTGCTTTAGTTGATTAATCATTGGAATAATCGGTCTAGATTTTTCAAAGAATTCTTTAGCATCACGGAATGCTCTAAAATCAAATGACTCACCGGGTTGTAGCTGGTAGTGGGTAAAGTCGTGACTGTTAAGACTATCTACTATTTGACCATTCTTTACAACATGGACTTCAGTTTGGGTGTGGACTAGGGTATCATCGATGTCGAAGATGACCAACTTGCGCGGGGATATCTCTGTTGCTCTCATTATAAATCTAATATAATTGCAGGATTACGTCGGTAGACGTTCATCATTAACTTCATTGGTTTTTCGTTTGGTGTTAACATTGATGGCCGAACCACGACGATCGGGGTTGGGGTCTTCTCGACGTTTTCTAGCAGCAGCACTGGCACGTCCCTTTTTGCCCAAACTGTGTGCTTTACTTTGTGGCAAACATTTTGGTTTACCTTCTCCCGGTTCTCTTGCACATGGCCCCTTAATGTTTCCTTTAGTATCCATGCGTACCCATTTTTCTTTGGTGAACCAATCGTGCAAACTTTCGTCTGCTTGTTCAATGCCTTCTAATATAGAACTTTCATTCTTCTTTCCACCGTTACCCCAACTATCTGCACCCTTCTTGCGACACTTAACTAATGCACCACTGGCATAAGCACTTGGCCATACTTTATAACGGCTCTTGACTTTGTAGTAGCAAGCATCTTTCTTTTCGTTCATTAGTTCTTCACTGACCATCTCACCACCACATTGTGGGCAACTATGTTGTTCTTCCGCCACACCTTGCGATTCAAAATTATCTATATTTCTAGAAACTCTACGTTCACTGCCTTGAGCAGGGAATCCTGAACTTTGTGATTGCGGCGCAGGTCTTCCTGGGGCATACTTAGATAACTTTTCAGTGGCTTTTTCTCTAGCAATAGTCATCCACATCTGTTGTTGTCTGCGATCAATAGGCTGGCCACGTGTGGCAACTATTTGTTCATAGATTGATCGTGCCATTTCCTCTATGTCTTTATTGTGTTGCACACGAGGATCATCTTGACGCATGTTTTGGAATTCTCTCGAAACATCAACAGGACGTGATTGTGCCATTGCAGATCCAGCTGCACCTGCCACAGCCGCCGCACCTAGCCCACGTAAGAATCCTCTACGGCTTAGGTCTTCATCAATATCTTCGTTCTTTACACAGTTAGGAACAGTTTTACCGAACATCTTTTTGTTACCTTCTTTGTGGTAACCTTTCCAACATGCTTCATCTAATGTATCACGTGTATGGTCTCCGTGCGTTTCACACATCCCGCAATCCTCACAGACCATTTCCATCTCAATACTTTCATTGTGTTTTTTCTTACCAGCACAATGAGCCTTTTGCGAAAAACCTTTAGGATGCGAGCAGTTAATACTAGATTTATATTTTTGACTCCACGCTTCGGCAAGTAGTACTAACTCATTCAGTTCTTCAATAGATTCACAATGCCATCTACGCAAACTTTTGTTTATATTGCTATTTGGATCATTTGCTGTTTTAGCACCGGTACGATGTTTTTTCATTCCACGCATTCTAGCACAGAATGATTTACGACGGGCAGCCGCTTTGCTACCTTTTTTAAGTTTGCTTGGTTTAGTTGTTACTGCTGTTTGAATCTTGCTGCCTGGATGACTACGGCGATAACTGGCTACACTCTTTTTACTCATCCCACCTGCACGTTTATTATTGTGCTTTGACCAATTCTCACCTTCCGCCACAGGATCTTGCATAAGGGTGGTTTGTGTTTCGGTAATAAATTGATAGGTTTTCATAATTGTATTTAGTTACTCTTATTTATGCATTAGTTGATCAACAAAGCCCAATAACAACTTATGATGGGTGCCGTGATGCCAGTGTTTGTTGAGGTATTGATAAGGTGACTGATACCAATATTCAAGACTTTCGGGATGTGGCCCTATAATACCCACTCGGCCCTGAATGATTGCCGCAGCATCCCCATTGGCATATGTGGCGATTGTCTCAAACTTATTTGTATCCCCTAGCATGGCGCACCCATCATAAAAGAATATATTCTCGGGGGCGCCATTCCATAGTACAGGGGCTACTGTGCCATAGCTGCGTTTGATATCACTGGTGGGTTGTTTGATGTAATTGATTACCTTCACTCCATCAAGTAAGTCAAAGTAATAGCTGCCTGCCCAATAAGCACCCATACAGATGCCAAGATATCTTCCACCGTTAGTTATATAGTCAGCAACTGCATTTTGTGCTTTACGACGGAAGAATCTATCGTATGCAATTGCTTCTCCCATACCACCTGGGAATGCTACAATGTCTACTCCTTCAAAAGTAGTGGGTATACATTCCTCAACATCAAATGTTTTAATCGTGTAATGATCACCTAATGCTTGAGTCATGCCATCGACACAATCCTCACTACATTCAGGATGATGTAGGAATATTGCTATTGTGGGTTTCATATTCTTTTGAATACAAACGCAGTCCCACCTTGTGTGTTTCCCCCCCACTCTTCTAATCCAGGCGGAAACTGGTCTGGTGGTACTTGTGTATAGCCCTTCATTAATCTACGGACCATTGCTGAGTAAACACCGGTTCTGCTACCTTCCTTGGAACTGAACACAACATATTTGGGGCTATACTTACGCAAATAGATATCAATTGCTTTAGCAACAGTGGCTAATACTCGGGCAGCATCGCCTTGTCCAGTAATATCATAACTACCTTCGCGGGTGAATGTTATCTCAATAACAGTGCTGCGAAAACCCACAGGAACAAATGATATATAAAGTTCCCGACCCTCTTCGTCCATTGCTTCAACGTGAACTTCATTGTGGCTGGCAGCAAACTGCTCATCCCACTTTAAGGGCAGGGCTGTTTTTGGGTCAAATAACTCAGTGATGAATTCTTGTACTCTCATGGTGTTATATTACGCAGCGTAAACATTCCATTCACCCGAACTTGCGGGCCACTTGCCTTGTCTAACTTGCACATTTTGGTTTAGATTATGGACAAGCTCGCTGACATCATACGAATCCTCTAGCTTGTCTTCAATGACTAAACCAAAGATGGCAGGTAATTGCGAAAGATCAGGTGCATTTACATCATCTGCATATGGATCAGCATACTCATCTGCGGCGGCTCTGATTTGGTCTGGTGTCATCTTAACAATATTTCGTATTTCTTCGTAGAATGCGTCAACATCCGCATCTTGACCTTCATCCCAATCTTTAAACATCTTGCGAGCTTCTCCAAGAATATAATCTCCAATTGGCTTAGACAGTTTAGCTACCAATTCATCAGAAGCATATTCAATTTTATTCTGAACCTCGGGTAGATTTTCCACTGCCCATGCTTTGAATCCAGGAAATCTGTCAAAGAGAGACTTTAAAGCAACAGGCTCATCTCTGGAATCCATGAATTGATTAGTACCAAAATGTAACTGATACTTCTCATCTAGTTCTTGTGGTTTCTTTGGTAGCAGTATATACATATCACCTTGCTTAGCATAGTGATTAAACATGTTGTTGTTTTTTGACGCAGTACACCATTGAGTTCCTTGTCCATAGTAACACGCTGCTTTTTCATCTGCAGGGACAATAACTCTTACATCAGCATCGGTGTATAATTCTTTTGATTGGCCTTTGTCGACATTCTTCTCAGATTGCTCAATCTTGTCCCAATCATACTCATCCATCATGGCTCTTTCAAATTCACCATAGGTTTTGAACCTGTTGATATCAGCGTGTTCGGGTTTGATTAGTTTGCGTCGTTTAGCTCTAGTGTATGCACTTAACAACCCTCCCTCAAATTGCCCGCGATTCAAGTCTTCCATTTTCAATTTACCATTGGCATTAGCCCACACTCTGGCTAACCATTGAGTGTATTCTTTATTGGCAGTTGGGTCATGATTTTCAATCTCTGCAAGAATGGCATTAACAAGTTGTGGTTTTAACTGTGGTAGGGCGGCGGCAGCGGTGGGCACATCATTCTCTGTAGTATGCTGAGTGGCGACAGGAGCAACAACCATACGCTTACCAACTAGATTCAATGACAGTGGTCTTCCATAATTTTCTGGATGCAATGCCATGTTTACCAGTGTCTGCCAATTATACCAACTATCGGGGATGGTCCCGGTGCGAGAGTTTGCTAACGCAGAAATCAACTTGTCACCAAGTGCCTGTGCGGTTTTCTCTCTTACATATTCAATTAAAAATTCGTTTGCTCTCATAATCCAATATTCCCTGGAGGAATGATACCGTGATACTCTAATGTGTCGCCTTCGTTGTCCAATACATTTCTATCTAATTGAAACTTGTTTGTATCTAAGCCACTTGTTGAAATTTTAAGTATGACAATATCCCAATCAGCATCTAAATCATCCAATGCTGTTTCCGCATAACTTTCAGCCACATCGGGATCTAATGCCAAATATACAATACCACGCTTACTATCTGTCCAATTGCGCTTGCCGGCTGCTCCCAAACCTTTTAATTGAATACTTTTCAATCGTTGTTTATAAGTGGCATGGTATAATACTGGTGGAATATTAGCTCCTGTATCTTCCGCCACACCTTGCTTAACAAATTGAACATTTAATTTAGCATTAGCCCAAATTGGATTTTTAGGATCCATTCTTTGTTGTAGCAACCATATAGCAGATACCCTATGGGCGCCATCTTCAAACTTACCGTTTAATACTATTGCTGGTGGCAACTTTGCTAAACTTTCTGGATGATCCTTCAAGTAAGTAGCATACTCTATAACCTTTTTAGTGACACCCCAACTATAATCTTTGGCGTCCCAATCATCAACTACATTATTATAATAAGGCACCCCCGGCACAGATGATATAATATCTTTTACAGTCATTTGGCGAGTTTGTATTTTAGCATCGGGACCAAACTGTTTTGGAGCACCGGAACTTTCTCCCGGCTGCGGTACGCCTTCCGCCACAGGTTGCTGACCCTTAGCACTCTCTTGCTCTTTGGTGTTGATTGCGTCCCATTTTTGTGCGAGTGCATTCTTTAAGTCAGTAGGCTTGGCCAGGCGATTGGCACGCATAAACTTGATTAGTTTGTCTACATTGGCATAATCAGGACTGTCAGGCTTTCTACTATTATTCATATCAGATGCAAGACCACTGTCTTCATTTGGATAACGAAGACCATAGTAAACTAAATTATGCCGTAGTTTTTCTGCCGCAGGGGAGAGTTCACTTTTTGCTTTTTTATAGATAAGTTCTAACCAAGGTTCCAAGTATGAACTTGCTGGCTTATATTGTTTACGAACTGGTGTTGAACCTTTAAGCAGTGCTGCTGCTTGTTGAGGGCTGACGGCTTTTCTAGTGTCTTGTAATTTCCAAGCCTGAGGATCAGTGTACAAGTATGCCGGGATTCCCCGCTGCTTGGCTACAAGTAAAACTTGTCTGGTATACGGGCTGCGCCATTCATCTGCTGATTTAATAAAAGCGTGAACTGCGGTAACGCATTCTATAGAGATTTCTGGATCTTTAGAGAATACTCTATCTTCACCTTCACTGGTGCGTTCGGGACTATGTTGCCAAGCGCGTTCCCAGTAATCAATTGGCTTTACTTTATATCGCTGTGCCAACCACTGTCCATTCAAGTTAAACATAACCTCACTTGAGCCAACCCATCGAGCATAGTCACCTGCTTTGCTGCGGCTGGTGCTTAAAAAGTAAGGTCTCCCCGGTGGCGCATATTGTTCTTCTGCTTGTGTGCCTACTGAACTGGCCAGTTTGAACACACCATCTTTAAGGATATTTGCGGCCGATCTAGTAGATGTCTTGTGATACAAAACATCCGTTGCGCCTTCTATTAAAAAATCTTGTGCTCTCATTATTATCCTTAACTGATTACTGCAACGCGAACGGTGCTGTTGGTGGGGTGAATGTTGTAGTGTATCTTGCTATACCTTTGGTTATTCTATAGTCATCAATGTATCCATTAAAAAAGTTACGGTTATAAACCCCACCACCGGATGATTGTATCATTGCTCCTATTATTAGTTTATTTACAAGAAAATTAGTAGTAAATGATACGTTTGTTGCACCTACTTGTCCGTTCACAAATACTCTAGCTGTTCCACTATTACGAGTAAATGCAACGTGTGTCCAAGTATTTAAGGGTATCGCAATTGTTGAAATTACAGCTACATCATTAGATGCATTATATAATTGTGGATATCCTGAAGTAACTAGGATTGAAAGCATTAATCTATTTGCTTCTACTACGTCTGCCTGTACTCTAGATTCAAATAGTCCTTGTGCAGTAGCATACGATGTTGTATACACCCAACATTCAACAGTAAAGTCGCCAGTACCAAAATCAAACTGTGGACTGTACCCACAGTTCAAATAATCCCCAGTACCATCAAAGTACATAGAGCTTGATCCATATTTTATCACTGCGGTAGATGTTCTGGCATCACCTACAGTAGTTAAATCATTTTTACCAGTACTATCATAGATTCCTGAATTAGTTGCATTTAATAATAGACTAGTACCTGATATTGCGGTTAATGGTGCGGTGGGGACAGTTAGAGTAGTTAAAGTAGCATCATATGGATTATTTCCAATGACTGAGCGTAAACTATGCAAATATCCAGGCGTTAAGGCTCCTGCACCTGCATTATGAGCCATGATAGTATTATTTCCTGCAAGCCCAGTAGAGTTTAATGTGCCGGCCTCTGAAGCAGTAGCGACACGAATTCCATCAACAAACAAGCTAATAGTATTTCCAGTTCGCATTGCAGCAATGTGATGCCATTGGTTAATAGGGATTACATCTGCTGAAGTTATCGTTTTGTCCGTTGTGCCATTAGTAGTCCAGAAAAAAGATAGTTTTCCAGCGGTCACTGGACTGTAGCCTAATATAATTACTTTATCGGGTGCGCTATTCCAATAACTAACTAAATAATTAGTACTTGAGTATGCAGAAGGCATGTAATGCCAACACTCTAAACAAAAATTACCTGATTTATAAGCGTATGGTATGTTTGCATTAGTTAATAAAGTTAACCAATCCGTACTACCATTAAAGTACATACTACCTCCAACTGTAGCAGCACTATAAAGAGCAGTTGGTGCAAAGGGTGAGAAGGCTTGTATGCTTGGTGTGCCACTTGGTGTTATGGCAAAGTTATTAGTAGAATTATCTTTGAAGCGATTGTCTTGTAGGGTTAATAAACTGGTGGCTGTGCCGGCGATGGCTGCGATGTTGGTGCCGGCTGATTGAGTTACAGTTAATGGAGTAATAGGCGGAGTGAATGTACCGGTGTATACTGCTACACCTGTAACTACTCTTAGGTTAGAGATATATCCGGCATGACCGTTTAATAACATGTTATTTGCAATACTAGGAGAAGAATAATATGCAGTCTGTGAAGATAAATTCTGACTTGTAAATGTATCGGTTAATACACCATTTGAAAAGAATTTGATTGTGGTTGTAGCTGCGGTAGTAGCATCTATTGTAACCGCAATATGATTCCATGAATTCAAGTAGTTTACCGCAATTGTGCTTTGTATATCATTCTGTGATCCTGTACTAGTAGTGTACATGAATTTAAGGTATCCAGCAGATGTAGCGGATCCAGTATATCCAAAGTACCACCTGCCATTGGCAGCAACGCCTGCATAAGTACCAATTAACGGAGTATAATAACTGTTGGAAGCACTATACGATATAGGATATATCCAACATTCAATCGTTACTACGTTGCCAGCAAAACCACCTCCCATTGCAGTATTCAACGATGTAGGTGTTGTCAAATAATCTGAACTACCATTAAAATACCCACTCCACCCTGTTTGTGAGAATGGAGTAAATGTACCTTGAGTTGGAGTACCAGTTCTTGTAACTGCAAAGTTATTAGTACTACTATCTCTAAATTGATTGTTATTCTGTGCTTGATTGTTTTGTAAAGTTAATAAACTTGTTGCTGAAGATGCAAAAGTAATGTCTACATTGGTTGTACTTGGATATGCAGCAGCAGAAGTTGCGCCTGCATTTGTAAGTGGTGCTAGAGTAGGAGGTGTGAATGCACCGGTGTAAACTGCGGTGCCTTTAAGGATACGTGCATTAGAGATGTAACCAGTTAAATAACGATTAGCTAGATCAGAATATGTTCTACTAATATATAAATCTTGCGATGTGTTTAGATTTACTGATGATGTACCACTGGCAACAGAAACACCATTTAACCAAATAGTAAAAGTAATTCCCGATCGTGTGACCGAAATGTGATTCCACGTATTAATTACAATTGCTGAAGACGAAGTAATTCCCACCGACGGAGTACTACTTGTACCTACATACAAAACAGGATATAACGTTGTAGATAGATAGACTATCACAGAATAATTTGTAGTTATGTTACTATTACCACCATTTGCCATAATAGTACCCTGAGGAGCGGTAGGCAATGCTGTTGCATATACCCATGCTTCCATTGTAAAATCTCCAGTACCAAACACAAAAGTAGTATTGGCAGGTGTAGTTAAGTAATCGCCAGTACCATTAAACAATCCACTACCATAACCAGTATATGGTGAGGGTAAGGTAAAGGGCTGAGTTACGGATATACTTGGTGGTCCAGTTGGTGTAATTGTTTGTGGGGTAGATGAGTTATCTATAAAACGATAGCTTTGTAAAGTTAATAAACTGGTTGCTGAAGATGCAAAAGTTATATCTACATTTGTTGTACTTGGGTAAGAGGCAGCTGAAGTTGAACCCGCATTTGTAAGTGGTGCTAGAGTAGGAGGTGTAAATGCACCGGTGTAAACTGCGGTGCCTTTGACTATTCGGAAGTTGGAGATGTATCCTGACATTAAAAATGCCGTACTATAATAACCTCCAATTGATAAGTATGTTCCAGTATAATTTGTAGTATCTGTTGCTGTAAGAATTTGGGCGCCATTTACATATAGTTTTGTTGTAGTTCCACTTCTAACTAACGCTACATGAAACCAAGTATTAACTATTGGTGCCGGAGTTCCATTATTACCTGTACCATTATAGTACGCACCCCAACCTAGACCACCACTTACATAAACTGCCAATCCGCTTGTTGCTGCTGGCCAAAGACTTGTACTTAATTGAAATACACCATGATTCGCAACAGAGTTAGTAAAATAAACCCAACATTCAATAGTAAATTCACCTGTGCCAAATGCAAGAGCAGCATTACTTGGTACTGTCAAATAATCCGTCGAACCATTGAAATACCCACTGTAATAACCAGGTTGTAATGGATTATTAACATTAGCACTAGGTGTACCGCCCGGTGCTATGGCAAAAGTGTTGACACTGGCATCAGCAATAAAATTGCTAGTTGGGGTACTGGCACTTAATAACAATACAACTGAATTAAAGTATGGATCACTCGCCACAGACACTACCCAATTGATAGTAGCTGTGGTAGTTTTACCATCTGTGGCAGCAGTGGCTGTAAACAAGGAAGTAGTATTTGCTGTTACAGTAGGGGTACCCGTCACTGCGGAACTCACAATGCTTAATCCAGTTGGTAATGCGTTTGCAGTATAAGTGATTGATTTGCCGGCGGCACTGGTAGCAGACAACGCGGTAGAAGATGCACTGTTGAGTGGTAAGGTAACAGTAGAATTATTAGCGGGTGAAACCCAAGTAACCACATCAGTATTAACCGTAATACTAAAACTTCTATCGCTATCTTGTAGCTGGCCATCCGTTGCCCTTATAACAAAACTACTGGTAGTGGCACCGGCGCTTGCAATACTTGTCCCGGATATTAAACCAGTACTGGTATTCAATGAAGAACCAGAAGGCAATGAACCTGAATACAATGCATAAGAAACGGGAGCGTCACCTGTTGCCGTAACAGTAGAACTAATAGATGAATATTCATACACGCTAGCAATACTACCAGCAGTGGTAGTCCAGTTTGGCAATCCACTATAACTGATACCAGGAACTAACGCAGCGGTTCCACCATCAGGGTTGATCACATACACAGTGTAAGTTGCGCTAGCTAATGCCAATGAAATAAATGTGATTGAAGTTTCACTAATAAAAGTAACTGTTCCTACCTGTGTACTTCCTGTAAAAACTGTACAACCAGTGACAAATCCAGTGCCTGTTAATGTTATAGTTTGGCCGCCGGCAGGATCTGCCGCTTGGTCATCACCTGGATAAGCAAGTACAGTTATTTTTGGTACGTCTATCGACGCAAGAAATGAAGGTGTTAGATTACTAGCGGTAATTTGTGTGGTCATAGTATTAAAGTGTTATTTGTCTAAGTAACCACGTTTATTAGCAGTGGCCCAGCCAATGTTCTCTGCTTCTTTTTTAGAATGACCCAACTTCTTCTCGGTCTTGGCAATATGCTTAACCATACGGTCTACTTTGGCACCTTCTTCCATGGCATCTGGATTGTGTTGCATTTCTTTTGCACTGATTAAATAGTCCATAACACTTACCATGTTACTCTTAACTGCACCAATCTTTTCTGATACCCATTCCGGGAAGTTGTCTCTGGTTGATAGTTCTTTGTCTAAATCAGTTGCTACCCGAATGATTGTGCGTAGACTGTTCTTTAATGTTTCACCTTCGTGTTCTGCTTGGTCAGGGTCGTGCTTAACAAAACCTGACTTTTTAATCCGCCCCTGTCCTGGAACTACGATAATATCGTCTTCTTGCAAGTCTGACTCATAGAAAGGTTTATTAGTCTTTTTACCTTTAAACATTGATCCTGCTTTTTTGCCTGATCTAGTTTGCGTACCCATTGGCTGGGCCACGCTGGCTATTGCACCTGCTGTGGTTGTTTCAAGTAGTTGACTGATTTTCATTATGGAATCCCGTGATAGTCTATTATTTATCAAATTCCATCGGATGACAGTAGTTAATTAAGGATGTAGTAGTGGCGGGATTCCGGCTCTGCTAACTTTAAATCCAAATGCTTTTGCATTCTTTTGGATTGAATATGGATTAACATCCACTGTTAGTGCTGTCTTAAAACGAGGATCATTCTTTTCTTTGTTGCTTGGAATGTAACCACTTGCTTCAGTTGTTACTGCAGGTTGTTTTTGTTGCTTGATCCATTGCTGTGCTTGTTTATTAGTTGGCATTTTACGTGCCCAACTAGCAATCTGCTTGTGTACCTTTTCAATCTTATCAGAAGAATGGTTATCATTCTTAATGACGGCCCATTTATCAAACTGTAATTTGTACATTGTTAAATTGCTTTGAGCCTGTTCCCATTTCTTAACAACTATTTTATTTGGAACTTTTCTTTCTCTCATTTGATTTCTGTATAGTGCTAAATCTAAACTGGTGTCAACGAATACTAAAAACGATTCATATCCAAGCAATGTCTCTAAGCGATTGCGAATAGAAACAAATTTCTCCCAAGAATCACCAGTACCATCTATAATTAAACCCAATCTACCATCAATTGCTAATTCTTCTTTTTTCTTTGTAAGTTCTTTAGCTCTGGCACGGGCAATATTACGCTCATCTTGTTCTTCAGGTGGCATTGCAAAATCCAAGCCCTTTTTCTGCATTAGATATTCAAACGCAATGTCGCTATTGATAGGTACAAATCCTAACGCCCGTAACCCCAATCGGTCAGATACATAACTTTTGCCACTGCCCGGGCCGCCTACAATGAACACCACTTTGAATAAAGATGGATCGTTAACACCTTCAGTAAGCTCATCTTCTTCGTTGACATTAAAGGTAGGATCTGTTTTCTGCCGCTGCATATTTTTAGGTTGCTTGGGATCAACAGGATCTATGTCTGTGGTATCAAGACCCAAGTTCTTCAATGCGTTAATGTAATTGTGTTCGGCATCTTCACTACCAAAAGAAATAATAGTGCTAGGAGGCCCCTTACCAAAAATACTAGGATCTACTCTGCTAAGGTCGCTGATGTTTTGTCCCAACTTGTACCAATCATACACATCACTTACATCTACTCTAACAGTGCCAGCGGGCATGGTAGGCTTGAATTCTGGCCCAGGTGGAGGACCATTTGGATCGTAATCTTCGTCAGTGGCGCGGTATTGTTTGAATTCTTTAGCTAACCTATCTGCAAATTTATCTTTAACAGGCTTCCTAACAGCATACATATTTTCAATAGTTAAATCTGCACTATGTAACTTATCGCGTAGTTGATATAAGCGTGTGATATAATCTTGCTTGCGTAATGCTTTATAAGCTAGATTTTCTGGACCAAACTCTCCACCGTTAGTTAACCCAGCTTGCCGATATCGTTTAATTGTTTTTAGAACATTGGTAATCGTATCCAAGCTTTTTGATTTCAATCCCAATTCTATCAAGCTTAATAGCTTTTGATATTTTGATTTAGTTGCAGTTTGGTCGAAGTTTGCTCTACGCTTAGTGGGAAGACGAATCCATTTGTTGTTCAATATGCTATACTCGCCTAAACTAACTACTGGCTGACTGGCATCTTGTACATATAATTCTACTGGGATTCCATGCACCGTAATCGTGTGTGAATCATTGTATATTGTCTTTTTTGCATCAAAGAACTCTCGATAAACCTCATTATCTGGCATTGATGACAAATCTACTAAGATATGCAAATCTAAATCGCTGTGTGGAGTATAACTATAAGCAGCATTACTACCAGACACTGTGATATCCCGCACATCAATGCCCTTTATTCCCAATTCATCAATAAAGTCCTCTGCAATCAATTTCAATTGCTGCTCCACTTCAGGGCGTAGGTTTTGACCGCGCCACAACTTGGGATTAAGGGTGTTGTGAAAGGTAACTGCGTCTGCTAGCTTAAACGATTCTAGTGTTTTAATGTCCATACAGTATTTAGCACGCTATTGTGGTTTAGGTTGTTTATTTTGTGGAATCGGTTGTTTGGGTTGAATAGGTTTGTTTGGGGGATATTTGGGTGGGCGATGTCTGAACCAACTCATATTAAATAGATCCTTTAAAGTATTTAGTACAGCCGTAAAAAAGGGCCCTGTCGGCTCTTAGTGATGGTTACGCTAGTAGTTGTCAATCAAAACGGCTATCTTTCATCGACTACAGGAACAAGATTATCTTTAAATATTTGCCAGGCATTATCCCAGGTCCACCTGTGACTACCCTCAAGTACCTTGTGTCTGCTAAGTCCCATGCACCGATGTGTTGCAGTGGCCAGGTCTTCATCTATAAATCCTGTTATGCTAGGATCAATTACATCCTCGGGACCTTGACAAGGATAAGCTGCCACAGGGGTACCACAGGCCATTGCTTCAATCATAACAATACCAAATGTTTCCCACCGCGACGGGAACACAAACACTTCAGCATTGGCATAGTAACGTGCTAACTCAGTGCCTGTTTTAAATCCTGTAAAGGTAACGTCGGGATATCGTTTCGTGTATGCTTCTAGCATGGGCCCACCACCTACCATAATCTTTTGATAGCCGGGATAATCCAATTCAAAGAACTTTTCTAAATTTTTTTCTTTACTTACACGGCTAACACATAACAGATATTTACTGGGCAAGTGTTCTCTAAGTGTAGGTTCAAATATGTTACGATCAACACCGCGTGACCACGGAATAACTTCTCCACTAAAGCCGTGTGATCGTAGTTCAGCTACCATGCTGTTGGTAGTGGTCAACACACGGCCACTGTGTTTATGAAACCAGCGAACAAAACGCCAAGTTAATGTTTCAGGGATGCCAAATAACTTTTTTAACCCTTCAGGAAAACGAGTATGATAAGCGGTATTGTGGCGAATACCAGCCAATGAAAGATATGCTCTAGCCCACACACCAAGAGGACCCTCTGTGGCGATATGGATATAATCTGGATTGATCTTCTTAATCTTCTCGCCCATCTTCCGGGGATAGGCAATCTTGACTTCGTTGTAGCCAGGACAATCAATGTAGCTGAACCACCCGGGATCCAACACCACAACGTTATAACCGTCACGAACAGCACAAATCTCAATATTTTTGTAGGTCGTAACCACTCCATTAATCTGATCCTTTAAATTATCGGTTATTATCAGTATAGTTTTCTGCATTCGCCTTCTACTTTAAAACTTTTAAACTTTAATTCAAACTTCATTGATGCTAGAGAAAACTCGCAACTTGCACGATCTTTAAACTCAATTTCTATCCTTCCCGGCTGATCGCTAGGATTATTGATGTGCATTGCTATCAATATCAGTGTCCACATGATCTTTCACCCTTGTCCAGAATATTATTTCCCATCTGCCATCATGATGTTCTACTAAAGCTGAACAATTTTCAACCTAGTCCCCATCATTCATATATATCATATCGTCTATTATCTTGATCTCTGGGTTGTGTATATGTCCACATATAATACCATCGAACCCACGCTTTTTGCAATAAGTCACCAAATTCTTTTCAAACTGGAATACAAAATCTACTGCTTTCTTGACTCTTCCTTTAAGGTATTTAGACAAGCTCCAGTATCCAAATCCCATCCTATGTCGTATCCAATTGAACTTACTATTAATACGTAAAATAACATCATATGCTTTGTCGCCCAGAAAAGCCAACCAAGGTGCCAGTCTAGTAATACCATCAAACAAGTCACCGTGTGTGACCAGATAGTGTTTACCGTCTACTCCAATATGTTCAGTTTGATTAACAATTTCCACCATACCGAATCCGATCCCATATGGAATCATTGGCCTCAAAAATTCATCGTGATTTCCTGCGATATATACCACGCGAGTGCCACGTTTAGCATGACCAAGAATACGACGAACCACATTGGTATGACTCTGCTTCCATCTCCATTTGTTTTGCTGAATTCTCCAGGCATCAATTATATCTCCTATTAGGTATAATGTATTACAAGAGTTATTTTTCAGAAAATTATTTAATTGATCTGCTTTACAATCTCTTGTCCCTAGGTGCACATCGCTAATTGCTATTGTCCGATAGGTTGTGTTCATAATATTTAAACTTTTGTCAATAAAAAAGAGCCCTACGGCTCTTAGTGATGGTTACGAGTTCCATCGGCAGTCAATCGTGTGCCCGATTTTTAATTCAATCCTAATCGCTTCCAATCAGCGCGGATATGATTCTTAACCGCATCTGGCAGTGCAACATAGTCTAAGTCATCTGCTGCTTTATCACCTGATGTATATGCCCAATCAAAGAACTTCAATGCTGTCTTTACCTCTTCTGGCTTGAGTGGTTTTAAGTGTACCAGGATAAATGTAGCACCACTGATGGGCCAAGATTCTTTGCCTGCTTGATTGGTCAGCACCTGAAAGTATGTCTTGCTCCAAGTAGCACCTGCGGCTGCAGCCTTAAATGCAGTGTCGCTAGGGGTAACCCAAGTACCTGCACTGTTTTGTACTTGAACGTAGGTCATTTTATTCTGCTTGACATATGCGTATTCAACATAGCCAATGCTATTGGGCAGTCTAGAAACAAATGCAGAAACTCCCTCGTTACCCTTACCACCTGCACCGATTGGCCAATTAACAGCGGTGCCTTCTCCCACTTTGTCTTTGAACTCGGGGCTCACTTTGCTCAAGTAGTTGGTCCAGATAAATGTAGTACCACTGCCATCAGCACGCCGCACCACCATGATAGCATCACTGGGCAGTGCCACTGTGGGGTTCAATTGTTTGATTGCAGGGTCATCCCACTTGGTAACTTTGCCCAAGTAGATGTCGCCCAACAGTGGGCCAGTTAACTTGAGTTCACCTGGCTTAATGCCCTTGATGTTGACCACAGGAACAACACCGCCAATCACTGTTGGAAATTGAAACAATCCTGCTTCTTTTAACTTTTCATCAGTAAGCGGCATATCACTTGCGCCAAATGTTACGGTCTTGGCTTCAATTTGTTTGATGCCTGCCCCAGATCCTACACTTTGGTAGTTTATCTTAGCACCTGTTGCTTTGTGATAATCTGCTGCCCACTTGGCATAGATCGGTGCAGGGAATGTTGCCCCTGCCCCTGTAATTTCTTGTGCGTAACTTGCGGTCACTGCCATAATAGCTAATAACGTAGCTAGTATTTTCTTCATATGTAATCTCCTATGTTTGTGTTACATATAATATTTACTCTCGAATGTGTGACAGTAATATTACAAAAGCCCCAAAAGGGGCTTTTTATCTCAAATATTACGCAGCTGGGGGAGTATCAGGGGGTGCCGCTGCCTTCGCAGCTTCAGCAATTGCCTTTTGCTGTTGTTGCTCAATGTACATTGGACCAATCGTGCTTAATAGATTTTCTTGATTTTCTTGGCAGAACACATAGCTACCGCTGTGACGCAATAGCACCCGTTTATCAACCCAAATCTTACCACCTAGATCACGCCAATTTTCGCAGAATGTCCAATCCTCGCTGTAATAACGATTTTGACGAACCGCAGTGTCAAAGTAAGTCTTCAAATATGCGTCATACTTGGGATCAAGACCAATGTCGTTCTTGTATTGCTTAACTGCAGGATGTTTGTTCAGCTTTTCAAATACGTGCTTCTTCATCAGCAAGAAACCAGTACCTGCTTTGCTAACTTCTTGTAATCCTTCAGGACCTTCTTCAGCACCTTCAAATCCATTCACAACCCATTTGATTGGCATTGTTTTCATTGGATACAAACCACCGATAACATCCTTGTCGCGATTTAGCAATACTAATAGATGCCATGGCTCCCAACCAATGTCAGCATCAACAAAGAATAGGTGAGTAGCTTCGGGCATATCTAGGAACTTAGCAGTAAGCGTGTTACGTGCGCGGCTAATGAGCGATTCATTAACCATTGTTTCTAGTGTCCAATCAATATTTAATTGTCTAGCAGTGTTGGCCCACTTGATAAAACTCATAAAGGTCGACTCTGTTAGCATACCTCCATAACAAGGCATTGCTATATGAACTTTAGTAGTTCTCAAAAAGTCAACATTTACCTGAATTTGTCCAGCTTGCGGGGGCGCAGCAGGGGGTTGCTCTGGTGGTTGCTCAATAATTTCCTGTAGTTTTTCGACAGGGATAGTTGCTTCTTGCTTTGATTTTTTTGTTGCCATGTAATCCTCATAAAAATGTATAATTATTTACACTAGGAAGATCACATCAAATTATTTTTCCTCTAGATAATCGCTGTTTTCGGTTACCTTAGATTCGGTGGTCATTGCAATGAAACGCTCAGGGCCACGCTTCTTAAACATATTATTTTCTTGTTCATATGTACTGGGATATGGTATTCCCTTGCCTTCTTCAACACTCTCCACGCCCATGCCAAAATCTAATAACTGAACCACATTAGTTGCTAGCTCGGGATTCTTTTGAGTAGCCGGATATAAACTCTTCACCATTGTTGTTTTAAGTTCTTTTGCTTTTGCTTTTTGTTTAGGAGTTGAATTTGGATCCAATAATACTTTAGTCCATGCATACCACAACTCACGAATCTCACTAGCACTAGTTATACCAGGACCAAACTTTACTGTTGGTAAATACGCCATATAAGTATGTTGACTAGCAGGTTGTAGATTGTCTGCGTTAACATCATAATCCAATAATTTCATTGGCTTACCTTTATTAGGACCTCGACTTGCTACCGGGATTTCATCAACGGCGGGATTTAATGGCAATCCCTTTGGTTGTTCATTTCGATCTTTCTCACTACGAACAAAAATTACAGCAGTGTTATTTAGATCACCTATTTTTTGTAGAATGACTGGATCTTCTACGCTAAATTGTCGGGTTACCTCAACAAAATCTTTAGGAGGAACACCTGATACCTGTGCTAGTTTCTGTTTAATGTTGAATGGGAACGGTCTGTCTTTTTGATTGTTAGTCGCACCTACTATAACATGGGCGCCAGGAAAAGCTTTCTGGGCCTCATCGTACAATGACATATGCCCGGCGTGAAATGGATGAAAGCCACCCGAAATGACAACTACTTTTTTCATTATTTGCCAGGTGGGTTATATGTTTGTTCGTATTCAGCTTTTGCTACACGATAATAACCAGCATCTCCATCTTTAACAAATTTATATTGTTTTGGTTGTTTACGGGTAGGTAAAAATTTTAATTGACTTGCAACTTGACTAATATCAACTGTATTTTCATTTACAATATCAAGATATTTTCTAAAAAGTTCTGAACTCATTTTAGCTTCCTTGGGTATATGCAGGCTTTCTTTGTGCTGACGCAGCCTGTCTTTGTTGTTGCGCCAATCTGTTATCTAATCGTTGTCCTTGTGCTTGTCCGTGTGACTTAATCCATTGGGCAGCTGCAGGACTAGATGGCGGAGAATTTAAAAATCTACTAACAATACTTTGTTCTTGTGATAAATCAACTGCCCCGTCATTGTTAATAATTAATAATCTATTGCCATACAATTGTTTTAGTTTAGGAATGTTTTGTTGTATCTGTTCATAACTTGACTTTGCTAAGTCTAACGGGACATTTCTACCTGTACCAAATTGTTTAGCTTGTTGTGCTGCTCTGGATTGTTGTCTTTGTAAACTTGTTTCTAAACTTACATTAACAAGTATCACCATTGTATTATAACCCAATGTTTCTAATTCTCTAAGTGGTTTAACTAACCCTTCAACGTTTCTTCCTGACCCGTCAATCAATAATCCCAAACGCTCAGAAACCCAGTTACCTTTTTGTGTTTGTGTTAATTGCCAGCTACGCTCTAATTGGTCAGGTGTAAGATTGCCACCTGTAACTTTACCTTGCTTAATTAATAATTCATTAAAGTTATCTAAATTAAGACTACGTAATCCTGAACCACCTACCAATTGTTTAGCAATAGTACTTTTGCCAGCGCCCATTGGGCCTATCATGGCAATAGCTTTGAATAGGTGAGGGTCATTTACCCCTTCTTCTAATGATTCAAATAGTTCAGATACTTTCATTTTAGTAACTTAACTTTACAAATTGCACTGTGCCACCATCAAAATCTTCTACCTTTGCTCTCATATAAACAAAATTACCTTCAATATTAGTGTATATACTAGCATTGCTTGCTACTTGAGGAGCAGAGTTGGCAGTAGCGTTAGCGTTGGCTTCAAGTTCATACACTCTAAACCATTCGGTTGAAGTTGGTGTAGAGGCTAAGCTGGCTTCTATCACAATATTTCCGGTTACATTGGTCAACTTGACATTAACTGTTTGTAAATCGCGATTACCTAAATAGTAAGCTGCAGCCGGCTGCGAATTCCCGATAACGGTATATGGTGCACCATTACCTGGATTCAAATATGAAATTTCAGGCAATAAAATAAGAGTGGTAGCTTGTGACATTATGCTTTTACCACTTCAACTACAATGCCCGGGCCAACTAACTCCTGTGTAACCTGTTCCAAAGCTGCTTGGATTTCAGAATCTATTACACTGCTAGAATCGGACTCGTTATCTTTTAAGATTTTACTAAAAGTAATTACTATATTTTCTGAAATAATTTTTGCCATTCTTTTCACCTATTATATGTATTTATCTTATTTTTCTTGTAGGATATCCTTGTCTTCTGTACGTTTTTCTAATTTGTATTTCTTACCTAAGATGTCACCGTACATCAACGCCAAATAGCTAAGCGTTTGCTCATCATCGTAGTCTACAAAGTATCCACCGTGAATAAATCTATGCTTCCAAGTAATCCTTTGGTTAGAGTCTAGCCATTCATAAAAACTTGAACAAGGAAATAGGGTGTTTGAATGGGCAGAAAAGAACTTCTGCAACTCACCAAGCAAGGATGAAGTTACTCGTTGAGATTTCATATACACACGATATGCGTGTTTAGGTTGCCTCACAAATTGCTTTACTCCTACCCTAGCTGCCGGGAGTGCTTGGCTGTAATCTATATGTAACTCGGGATCGATCTGCTGTATGGTCTTCAATAAAGCTAAATCATTAGAGAAGATACTGACATTACTATGCTCTGTTCTAATGGTAACGGTATCCTTACCTTCGTGTAATTTTTTCCATATTACAAACTTTATGAGCACGGGTACATTCCTCAACCATTGCTGCTTGTGATTGTCCTTGTAAAAACCTACATCGTTTTCAATTTGACCAAGCAAGAACTCCTTAATAGTTTCCTCTCTAGTATGCAGCAACTTATTATACCAAGTTAGCCGTATACCATCTAATATAAATCTTGCGCGATATGTGTATCTGTTGTAGTAGAGGTTGTCTCGGTACTCGCAAAAATCAACGCCTGACTCTGTATCAACCGACTTCAATAAGGCCATCTTCATTTACCTTTGCTGTTAACTTTTGTGATACATTGAATTCAATCTTGTCCTCACTTATCACCGCAGTAATGTTAGAGTTCTTGATTTTCTCAAAAAGTATCTTTTTACTAAGAGGAACTCTTACCAATTCATCAATCTTTCGGCTGAGTGGTCTAGCTCCCATCTTGCTATCGTAACCCTTTTCAGCCAAGTAGTCAACAACAGGCTCAGATAGGTTCAATGTGATGTTGTGCTTGTCTACCAGACTTTTTTGCAGTTCTTCAGTAAACTTGATAACAATTTTCTTAATAGACAGCATATCCAGTTTGTTAAACTTGCAAACCAAATCTAGCCTATTCCTGAATTCAGGTTTGAAGAATTCCTTCAAGGCTCTGTCATCCTCACCGAGCTTTTCTTGATCACCAAAGCCAATATTATTCCTCTCACCGTCACTACTCCCCAAGTTGCTAGTCATAATGATAATAGTATTCTTACAGCTAACTTCTTTTCCGTTAGAGCCAGTAATCCTGCCCTCATCCAACATCTGTAAAAAGATATTAAAAATATCAGGGTGAGCCTTTTCAACCTCATCAAACAACATAATAGAATGAGGGTTCTTGCTAAGGTCACTAATCAATCTACCACCTTGAACTTGGCTATCACCAAAGCCAACATATCCCGGGGGTGGTCCAATCAAGCTAGAAACACTGTGCTTTTCACCGTACTCCGACATATCATACTTTAGTAGCTTCATATCAAGATTTTTACTCAGCAACTTAGCAAGTTCCGTCTTACCTGTACCAGTAGGGCCCAAGAACAAGAAACTAGCAGTAGGCTTGGTCTCGTT